ACATTTGCTTAGGATCAAGAGGCTTATTGTTTTTAAATCTAGCCATAAGTCCACTGGCGTACAGATTAAAGAGGTTTGGATCGCCACCAGCAATGTTCATAATTGTTTGATACTCAATGCTGTTAGGGCTAAACATTACCTCAGGGTTCTTAGGTGTTTTTCCTCTATATATTTTTGTATAAAGCTCATTAATAATTTCGTTAGGTGGTCTAAGATCTCCGTTTCTATCACGAAGTCTTATACCCAAACGAAGCATGTTCATACCGTTTTGTCCAGCGTATGCTCCAGCGGCTGTTTCATTGCTCATGCCACTAATAGCGCTCATACCGCCAAGTTGATTCATGATTCTTTGTGTGCTTACTGATTGGGCTCCGTAACCACCTTGAGACAAAATTTGTCCCATAGCCATGGTTGGTCCCATAGAACTAGTCGCATTACCGCGACCAATCATAGAGTTAGCAGAACCAATTATTCCTCTAGCGCCCATTCCACCAGAGCTGTACATTGCAACGCCCTCAGCTGTTAACCTTTGGGTTACCGCAGTCATAGTGTTAGGCATGATGCCCATAGCACCGGCACCTACTGCCGCTACTCCTAAACCAATATTTGCAGCTGCACTTCTTCCTGGCACTTGAGGCATGTCAGCAAGACTTCTACCCATAGTGTTAGAAGATTTACCATCACCGTCAAACTTTAACTTACTTGCTTTTTCCATGTGTTCACGGAAAGCATTTCCAGATTTTTCTATTCCTAAGACAGTTTTAAGCAGGTCAGAGAAACCCTTGTTAAGGGTACCGCTAAACTTTTCAGCACTCTTTTGACCAGTGAAAGCTTCGTCACTGATGCCTAAGTTATCTGTTGCTGCCAAGTTATCTCACCACCTTAGGTCTTGATATTGCCTTAGATAAAAAAATCAGTCTTTCTCTTACTGTAAGACTTCTCAATTCCTGTAACGACCAGCCCGGGTAGAACTGAGCTAGAAGATCATAAGAATCAATAGTGTCCTGATAAGTTATTTCATTGACGAAACAACTCTGCCAGGGTTAGTGGCAGTAATACCTCCTGGCCGCAGTTCTTGCAAGCCTTTTTAATTTCGCTCAATTGTGGGCCAGGGTTTCGTTTTGCAATCTCTTCTAGTAGAGTTCTACGGTCTGTTATTCCAAGACTTCTAATACGACTGGAGTCTAGTACTGGTTGATCTTTGATTTCGGTAACGCAAGAGGATAGTAAAAGCGTATCTAGTTCCGCAGAGTTTTTGTCTGTGGAGTTAATAAGCTTTGTCTGAACATCTCCTGAAGGTAGGTTTACCTTTGCAAGACCTGCTTTTAATTCAACCGTAAATCTACGATCATTAATAGGGTCTGCTAGTTCCTTAACCTCTACATCCTTGTCTAGATCAATCTTAAATACTTGAACTTCAGGGCATCTATCACATACAGTAGAGACCTCTACCTCGGAGCCAAAAGTTGCTTTTCTAATAGCTAAAAGCAAAGCTTCTCTGTCTCCAGCAAGTAGTGAGTTTAATACTGCCTTATCAACTGGCTGCCCGCCAACAGATACTGTGCCTCGTTCTAAGATAGCTAACAAAGCTTTTCCTGGATCAGAAATCTTTACGATAGCTTCTTCGTCTGCACCATTAAGTTCTCGTACTTCTGCTGTTTTAATTACTTTTCCTTCAAACGGATCAACAAAACCCGCTGGAAGAACAACCTCTGTATCAGGAAGTGATGGGATCACTACTTGAGGGATAGACCCCATCACTTCCTGATTAACAAGATTGTTTACATCTTCTAATAGTTTGTTTGCCAATGCCGGATTTTCTGCGGCATTAATAGTTTCTGTAGCCATGTTATATTCCTTTTCTTAGATTATTAGAACGACGCTGCTGAACCTGCTGCGGTTAGGGCTGAAGCGTACTTAGCATCCCAACCTTCGTGTACTAGAGTCATTTCTTCGACCATCAAGCTATTTCCACCAGCATCTAGGTTGCTGTATGAAAGGTTTGTAATCCACGCATTATATACGCGGAAACGAATAGCTACGTGAGGTGTCTCTGAATTTACTCCAGCAAGAGTTGCATCTGCACCGGATAGTCCAGCAGGGTTTGGATGGCTAAGAACACGGATATCCAAATCGCAACGGAAATCTGCTCCAATGCCAGCCTTAGCTCCTGAGCTAATTACTGAGAATAAACGCTTCATCCAAGCGGCCTGTGAGGAATCCCCCAACATTACGCCTTTGCTAAGCGTGATTGGACTAAACGAAGTTTGTCCAGGTAACTGGTGAACAGTGGTGTTGTATCCACCTTCACGGTATTGGATCGCTTCAGTAGAGACGGTTAGGCCTGATACTGAGGTAAATCCCATTTTAGTGTCAAAGCTAAATACAGGTGTGGCTGCATCAGCTGTTGGTAGAAAGTCTACGAGGAACCGAAAATTACGAACTGGATCGGTTGCTAGAGTACTTAATACGTTAGTAAACGCGGGTTTTGCCATGATCTATTATCCTTTCCTTACTACGCCGAAGCGCTTCCGGTGATCTGCCCAATGCTGATCACAATGAACTCTGCAGGATATTCAACAGCTACGCCGACTTCAATATTTACTCGGCCAGCTAAGATATCCGCAGCTGTGTTATTTGAAGCGTCACATCTTACGTAGTACGCTTCCTCTGGAGTTTGTCCTCTTAGTCCACCTTGTGACCAGTAACCACGTAGGAAGTTTCCTAGCGCAGTACGGAGTTGGTTCCAAAGAATTTCGCTGTTGTTCTCAAACACTGCAAAGTTGCTGCGATCAGTGAGTTCTTTCTTCAAGAAGATCATTGAGCGGCGTACGTTAATGTAACGTTCTCCAGTTGAGTTATTGAGAGTGCGACCACCCATAATTACAATTCCGCCACCAGGAACGTTACGAATAGCGTTTACTGGCTTAGAAGCTGCGTTGAGTGAATCTAGTTCAGCATTTGTTAATGTACGCTCTAGTGCTACAGCGCTTCCGATCTTTGTTCCAAAACCAGCTGGGGTCTTGAATACGCCACGAGAAGCGTCTGTTTCTAGGTACTTACCTGCTGCAATTGCTGCAGGACCAACTACACGAGTTGCACCTGGTGCAGACTTTAGTAGATCTGGAATTACTACCCATGGGTAGTAGATTGCTGCGTTTCCGCCATCTACTGCTCCACAACCATCAATTGCGTAAGTGATAGCTTCTGCTGGTGTGAGGCCTGCAGGTGGATCAATTAGAGCAAACACATCGCCACGAGCATCCGCATAAGCAGTTACGTCGTTATCTAGCAACACCTTGTTAGAACGATCTGGGTTTGATCCGCCAGATGCAAATGCGTAAGAAGCGTCTGCGTTGATAAGAAGCAATGGGTTAGTAATTGAATCAAATGAAGACAACGCGGTTTGATAGCTAGCACGTGTAGGTGCTGAACCGTCTGCTCCAGATGTAAATGCCTTTTGTCCTGCAATTTCTGGTTGGTTGTCAGGTGCTGCAGTACCGCTAGCTAGGTTAGTAAGTGTTACGTAATAAGATGCTGAGTTAACATACGCAACCGCATAACGGCTGTTTGTTGTGGACATGCTTAGATCAGTGAACTGTTCTAGGATTCCATTTGCATCTGAAATGATTAGGTTAAAGGTTGTTGTAGAAGAAGCTGTTACTTCTGCCTTTAATCCGTTGCCCCAAGCACCAGCGCTTTTTGCTGTTACTCGAAGTGTGCTTAGAGGTGAAGCTGCACGGTCACGAAGAACTACGGATGCTGCTGTAGCTCCTGCTCCTACTACACGCTTGACGTATGCGGCACGTCCACCGTTGGCAAAAAATGAATACAAAGCCCAAGTAGCTGGGTAGCTATCTGATAGGCTGCCAAAAGTTTTTCCAAAATCGTACCAGCTCTGAATTAAAACTGGATCTCCTGTAGGGCCTTGTGCAAATGCACCAAGGAACGCTCCACGAGCCTGTCCGTTATCCGCTAGTTCAATCTGTTGAGGCAGGGGTACTTCATTGATGAAGACTCCTGGTCTTTTATAAGATGTCATTCTTACTCCTTAGGGTTGAGTTGTTTTCTCTGGGTTCCTAGTTATAGTTGTATTGTCTGAAACGGGGTGGACTGACTGTTGAGCGATATTAGAGGAGGTGTTTGTACTGGGTACTTCTGAGCAATAGCGGTAGGCAAGACTTCAGCGCTGATGCGTATGTTGTACACATTAGAGAATAATCTCTTACCGTTTTGATCGGTAGTATCTTTTTTAGACATTCCCAGAAATTCAACACGCCTAAGCGTCTTGTCTTCTGGAACAATAAGGCGGCCAAAGCGCATTGGAATGCGGTGACCGGATAGCATTGCAGCCATAATTGCACGGTCATGTCTAGGTTGACGTGCATAGGTTGTAATTTGATAATCAAGATTTACTGGGATAGGTACTTCAGTAACATACTGTTTTGATCCAGAACCATCTTGATTTGTTGTACCTGCGTCTACACCTTCTGGGTAGTAAGGCATAGTTATGGTTCCACGGTGAGCTCTTTCAAAGTCTTCAGAGTAACCAATAAAGTCAAGAGTAATGTAAGGGTATACCTGATCTCTGATTTCCATATCAGGTTGTCCGTACCAAACACCCACAGGGCGCTCAGCATTTGCGCTATCGGAAACCTTGATTCCCTGTAACGCTGCTTTTAAGGCTTTATCTTCATTAAGAATAATAGGCATTACTTAACTCCCAATCTCTTTAGGCCTCGAGAGAATCCCAAAATAAAGGCATTATCATCTTTGAGATTGGTCATGAAGTTTCTTAGTACAGCAGAGGGAGGTGTATTTTGATCTCCATACTCTAAAAAGAGCACTCTGTCTGAGATTTGAGGAGGGTAGAAGACTGTGCCTTCACCATTTTTCTGTACCCAATAAATTTGAGAGACGATGTCTTCAGGCCACTCGTTCCAACGACACCAAGCTCTAAGGCGTTGGGTAGTAGCAAAAGAGTCTTCTTGTTCGGCTACGGGTAGGGCGTTAAGGATGTAGTCTGTTAATTTCACTTACGACCCGCGATTACTTTAGCCGTTAGACTCCCTGCAATCCAGCCAGCTACCATAGAGCCAGCGTGAAACTTGTCTAAGCCAAGTACACCGCGTACGAATTGTTCTCGATCGGCTTCGCTTTCTTCGCGTGCCAAACGGTCAAGTAAGTAAATCATCAGAATCCTCCAAAAGAAGATGCGGGGTAAAGCTGCAGGGTCCGGATTACTCCGGCGTCAAGAACAAGAGTAAATGAAAAAGCCCCCTTTCGGGGGCTAATCATTTACTTCTTTTTGGACTTCTTTTCTCGCTTGTCCTCGGCCTTTTCGCCCTTCTTGCCTTCCTTAGCTTCGTGGCGCTTTTCCATAGCTTTAATCTTCTTAACGTTCTTGACGTCCATAGCACGGTCATCTTCCTGAGACTTAGGCTTACGGTGCTTTTTGTCCATCTTTTCAAACTTCTCTTTTTGTTCCTTGTCAAGACCCTTTGTGGTCTTAGCATCTTGCTTCTTATCTGACGCCTTTGTGTACTTAGACATTACATGCCCTTCTTACGTACCATGGACTTTTTCTTAGCCATTGGACGGGCATTTGGGTCAGCTTTCTTCTTGTTACGGAGCATCTTAAAGTCTGCCCCGTCGATCTTCTTTGGGTTGCCAGCGGTAGCGGCTAGCTTCTTTTGCTTATCTGTAAGAGCTTTTTTCATTTCTTACCTTTCTTCTTACCAACTTCTTTCGTGGTCGTGGTCATAGTTTGGGAACGACGAGCATTAGAACTAGATTCGTATTTAGAGTTGTCTGGCTTTGTAGTAGGTTTTGGTGCCTTATTTGGATCTTTTATTTTTCCAGCACCTTTGCAAGTATCGCATGTAATTAAAGCCATTACTTCTTCTCCTTCTTTGTCGCAGCCTTCTTAACAGCCTTCTTAATCATCTTGCCCTTCTTTGGGCCAGAACCATACTTTGGGTGAGTCTTATCTTTCTGTCCACAACCACATACAGCGCACATTATTTTTTACCTTT